AGGCGGACCGCTGGGACCCTGGTAGATCACCGGCATGGCTACGCCGATGTCCCCTTCGGACAGCCACGTGATGAAGTCAGAAGTCAGCATCGAAGATCCCCAGAGCCTTCAGTTCCTGCTTGGCCCTCAGCTCTTCCTCGGACAGCCGGTGTACGTTCGGCTCCCGGTGGTAGACCTGCTCCTCGCCTTCGAGGACTTCGGGAGACCCGGAGGCCCGCAGGTCGTGGAACTCGCGCGGGGCCAGCTCGTAGTACGCCTCGTTGAGGTCTTCCATGCCGTCCGCCATGGCCTGCTGCATCGCCTCACGACCGTCCAGGACGGCGTCGGCAAGCTTGTTCAGGATCCCGGGGTGCTGATTCCACAGCGCCGTACCCAGGGCTAGCGCGATACCGCCTCGGGGGTGATTGAAGTCCTCCCGGACCTCTTGGATGTGGGCGTACCGCTGGTCAACGGTGAGGGACCCGATCAGATCCTGCTCGGTCGCCTGGATCAGCTCATCAGCCCGCTCGGAGAACGACCCCATCAACACCACGGGTCCTGCGTCAGGCTGAACTGGCCCAACGTGAACATGTTGCCCTCGTAGGCGTTCTCCACCACGGGGTTGTCCGTGCGCTGCTCGGATCCGGCGCCCGGCAGGGGAAGCATGACGTCCCCAGTACGGATCTTCTCCAGCGTCGCCATCGCGGACGCCGCCTTGATCTGCACCGGGTGCGTCGGCTGGAGAGGGATGCTGCCCAGGTAGGTGATCGTCGCGTAAGAGGCGGCCAGATCTCGGGAGATCATCAGGAGAATGGGCGGGACCGTTCCGGCGACCGGCAGTGCGTAGCGGGCGTTCAGGTAGCCGTCGATCAGGGCGTCAGCCTCGTCGATCTTGTCCTGAAGGTCCCCGTCAGACATGGATGCCGCGCTGGTCCCGTCCACCACGCCGCCAGCAGAGAGGGCCGTCCTGACGCTCTGGATCGTGGCGTACGACATGACGGCCCTCCTTCCGTGGTTGCGGGATTACTTGGCAGCGGCCGGACGGCCGGGACCGCGCTTGACCGGGGTCTCCGGCTTCTCCGTGGTCCCCGCTTCGGCCGCAAGCTGCTCGGCAACCTCAGCAGCCTTCGCAGCCGCCTCAGCCGCCGCCTCAGCCGCCGCAGCGGCCTCGGCAGCACGGTCGACGATCACGCCGACGCCGTTGCGTACGTGGTACTTCGCCACCGACTCCGGCAGCTCGATCTCCCCGCCCGTCTGGACCGGGAGCAGGCTGACCGCCCGGTCGGGGTGGAAGACCGTGGTGTTCGGCCGCGTGACGCGGAACAGGAGGCTCTTCTCTTCGGCCATGACTGTGTGTTTCTCCTTCTGGTGTAGTCGCCGTGCCGGGTACCGAGATGTACGAGTTGCTGTCAGATGCCCGTGATGACCCGGGCAGCCTTAGGCTGGTCCAGGAAGATCGCGGACTGGCGGACGACGTTGCAGCGCCACGTCTCCCGGTTGTTGTCGCGCTCCAGCGGCGTCACGTCGAGGGCGCGCTCGTCGGCGATACCGCCCACGGTCCCGGACTCCAGGAGGATCGCGGAGCCGGTCGGCACACGCCACGACTTGACGACCTTGAACTGACCGAACAGCAGACCCGGGAGGGTCAGCTTGTCGGCGTACGCGGAGTTCGGCGCACCCGAGCCCACGAAGTACTTGTTCATGTCGGAGTTCAGGGCGAGGTCCATGGCACGCGCGTGGTGCATGATCAGCGTGTCCGGCTCGAACCCGAACTTCTGGACACCGGTCTGGTCGGTGGACTCAGCGTCGGCGAGCTGGATGGCCAGCATGGCGTTCGCCAGCGTGTTGCGGACATCCGTGGCGGTCGCCCAGGCGGTACCGGACGCGGTGGAAGCGAACCCGGCGATGGCAGCGGCCAGGAACGCGTCCTCCCACGCAGCCTTCATCGAGTTGACGACCTGCGTGATGGAGGTGTTGACGCGGTCCATGTCGTTCCGGCGGCGCATCTCCTCGGTGAACTCGATGCCGTAGGCCCGCTTGACGGAACGAGCCGCCTTGCCGATCCCGAGGTTCGCGGTGATCAGCGGGATCTCGCCGCCTTCCGCGACGACGGACGGGCCACCGTTCGCGTACAGCGGGGTCGACTCGTTGTACAGCACGACGCCGGACGGGATGTCCTGCGTCTTGCGTAACACCTGGTCGGTGATGAACTGCTGGTCGGCCATGGCAAGGATGCGCTCCTTGATGACGGTCGGCCGCTTGATGAGCGTGTTGACTGTGAGGCGGTAACCGTCGTTGCTGGAGACGGTCCCAACAGTGGTCTGAGGCATTCTCAGCTGTCCTTTCTAGATTCTTCTCGGATCCGGATGGATCAGCCGAGACGGAGTTCGACGGGGCCCGTGGCGCCGGAAGCGATGGCGGCCTGAGCGATGCCGACGATGGCGGCCGGAGAGTCGGTACCCGACACCCAGGTCACGACGGTGCCAGCGGCGCCCGCCTTGAGGATGTCGAAGGCCGCGACCGTGCCGCCCGCCAGAAGGTTCCACACGCCGCACTTGGAGACGCCGATGTAGTCGACCATCGTGGAGGCGTCGAAGGCCTTGCGGGTCACGCCCGTGCCGTAGGTGATGTCCGCGCCCGGGGTCTGCGTGCCCACGGCGTCATCGATGGCGACACCCGCCACCTTGACGCTGGTGAGACCGGCCTCCTGGATCTTGGTGACGCTGGACTCGGTGACGTAGTCGACCAGACGACCCGCGCGCACAGCCTGGTCTGACTTGACCTGGAAAGTCTGCGGGCTTCCGAACTTGAAAACGGGGCTCACACCCATGATTTCTCCTTTTAGAGTTCCTGCCGGGAGCCCCGGTCAGATGCCGTACTGGCTCGCCCACAACGAGGCGAGGTGCTTGTCTTCTTCGGCTGCCATCGCAGCCTGCTCGTCCTTGTCGGGCGAGAAGGAGTGACCCCGCTCACGCGCCAGGTCGATGTAGCCGGTAGCCGAGTCGAGCAGCTGCCGGACGATGTGGGCGGCATCCACGGAGTCAGTGCCACCGACCGCGTTGGAGAACTCCAAGGTCGCGGCGGGCCCTGCCACCAGGATCGGGCGGGCCAGGTCGACCAGAGCCGCCGGAACGCCCTGCCTGATGTAGTCCGAGCGCAGTGCCGTGAACTGCTGCTCGGCCAGCTGCTGCTGGAGCCGGTTCACCTGGTTGGACAGTTCCACGACCGCTTCAGGCGTCTCGTTGGACAGGGAGACCGATCCGGCCCCCACCAGTTCCCGGGAGGTGTCCTCGGCCTGCGGAGCCTCCTCGACGGCGACCGTCTCGGCGGCCTCGGCAGCGGCAGCCTCTTCGACCTCGGCCTCCAGGCGGGACGCAGCCTCGTCACGATCGCGGGCAGGGGCCCACAGATCGTCTAGACCAGCCAGGTCCGCGTCCGACAGGTCACCCAGGTCCGCGTCCCGGCCCAGTGTGGGGTCTTCGGTGCCTAGGCCGCTGTTGAAGTCGCCAGTCGCCAGTCGCTCGATCAGGTCGGCGTCGGTCGGCTCGGCAGGCTCCTCGGGGGTCTCCTGGGCGACCGGCTCGGCCTCCGCAGTCTCCTCGGTCTCAGCCTCGGCTTCGGCTTCGGTCTCGGCCTCCGGCTCCCCTTCGGAGTCGATGTCCAGCTCCGCAGCCAGCTCGGCCAGCTCCTCATCGGAGAGGGCCTCCACAGCCGCCTCGATTTCGGCCTCCGAAGGAAGCTCCATAGCGTCCTCGGTGTCGAACAGGCGGGCTTCCTCCCCCGGCTCCTCGATCAGCTCGTCCTCGTCGGGCTCGGTCACCTCGGCGGCAACCTCTTCGGAGGGGGCGAACGCGGATGCGAACACCTCTAGCTCCTCGTCGGTCATCCCGAGGGCTTCCAGGTCTTCCGGGGACATGTCGGTAGCCTCGGCCACCTGCTTGGTTAATTCGGCACGCGTGGCCATGTGCTCCAACTCCTCGTAGGAGGTTGCGGACAGATCTAGTACGTTTTCCAGGGCGACCCCGTTGGACAGCGCTACTTCTTCCCAGGCACCTAGTCCTGGAATTACCGGATCCAAGGTGCCAAGAACATGCTGGAGCGCCCGGGGGAAGTGCTTCCCATCCGAGCGCTCATAGTTTTCAAGGATGCGTGCAGAGACGCCTAACTTGGGGTTCTGCTCCAGAACCTGGGCGGCTTCCGGGGTGACCTGGAAGATGCCGTACAGACCGTCCTCGCCGACCTCTACGCCCTGCACCTCACCCCGGAAGCGCTCCGGGTCCAGCGTGTGGGCGTTGTTGGTGTCGGCCAGCATGAACGCAACCTGGTCGTAGGCGCCCTCCTTGTAGGAGTTGGCGAGGTCGTTCAGGTAGGCGTCGTCGAAAGTGATTTTGCGGCCACGGTAGTTGATGGTGGCCTTCGGGAGAATCCGCTTGCGGTAGACCCGCTGCGACTGGGACAGCTCAACGGCGTCACCATCATCGCGTGGCGATAACAGTAATTCGCTGTCCGTCATCCCGTTTACCCCTTGATCTGTCGACTCAGCCTAATACTAAACGAATGATCCCGGTCTTGCCTAGCATCTGCTTTTCCTTCTAGCAATAGATCCGGGAAAAGGAACAGCTCCGGGAAAGAGGCTATTTCCCGGAGCTGTTTGGCAGGCTATTTCAGATGTTGGGTCACGTCGTGCTCCGAGGTCGGGTGCTCCTCGTGGACGGCTTCACAGACTCCGGGCCGTTGCAGCGTTCGTTGCAGCGCTTTGAAGCCGTCCACGTGCAGGGGACCTCAACCTTGATCATCGCCGGTTACACGGTTTTGAAAGATGGACACCTGTAGGGCCTTCCTGCGCGTGTGTGGGCGCGTGTGGGCGTGCGCGCGTATGCAGGCACAGATATAGGCGTAACCGATGTAACCGCAGGTCAGAGACGTAACTTTATGTGTAACCCTATGTGTAACCCGTGTGTAACCAGATGCTTTTGATGAAGCTAGTTGAATCTTGTACGAACTTTGTTAAGACATTTGCAAGATCATCTTCTCCGGTTACACGGCCCGTTACACGCCTGCTGTAACCAGGGGACCCCGTGATCTACGTGCTAGGCTCTGGCCTCACACACGTAAGAACCCCCGACCGGCGGTCACCGATCGGGGGTAAGCGAGAGGTGCGTCTCTCTGTGGTTCAGAATATCTCCCCTACCAACCCACCGGCAACCTCACCCGTTGCTCCTCCTGCCCTTGTGGCCACCACCCTCGTGACCGAAGCAAGCCTTGACACGGGCTGGCTGTCCTCGCAGGGTGGCGTCCTTCACGTACGTACCCGGGCGAAAGATCCACAGGATTCGTCGCAGTACATCTTTGACGACGATGTGTACGGGAACTTCGATGTCACTGCCCTTGGCATCATCGCCGATGACACGACGGAACGCCGGGCCTGGGACGTCGTGATCAAGCGTCAGGACGACGGCAAGGAACTACGCCGCATCCTGGACGAGAAAACCCTGTCCGACCCCCGCAAGCTGACGCTGTGGCTCACCTCGGCCGGAGTCTCCGTGATGTGTCCGGACGGTGCTCTCGGCGGCGGAGCAACCACCGGGGTCCGGCTGCTGCGCTACATCAATGCCCAGAAGCCCCCAGAGGCCACGATCGTCGACCAGATCGGGTATCACCCCGACCTGAACGTGTTCGTGGCTCACGAGGGCGTTCTGAGGCCCGGAGAGACCGCCTTCGACGCCATGGCCCCCTACCGGCCGTCCGCCGCCCTGGCCACCTCCGGAGACGCTCCCTTCGCCTACGGGTTCGCCCCTGAGGGCCTGGGGGAAGTCAAAGACGTCCTTTCACGCGTTCTCACCTTCCACGACGAAACCCCCCTCGCGGTGGCGGCCTCCTGGATGGTGATGAGCCTGATCCAGTCGGGCATCATCCGGCACACGTCGCACTTCCCGGTGATGGCGATAGAGGCCCCGTCCGGGTCGGGCAAGACGACGGGTGCTCTGTCGATGCTGCGTCAGCTGCTCACCGGCAACACGTCCGGACCGTCCCAGGGCACGATTCCGGATGTCCGGCAGAAGATCGCTTCCACCCGGTCAGGGTTCGTGCACATCGACGACCTGGATGAACCGAAGTCGGTGTTCGAGATGCTGCGGCTGTCGACGGCGGATGGCACGAAGATGATGCGGTCCCACGCTTCGGGTTTCACGGCGTCCCAGCACTCCCAGCTGACAGGAACGATTCTGCTCACGGGTGAGCATCTGGGGCTGCGTACTCAGAAGGCGCTCGCTGACCGCATCATCCTGCTGGAGCTGTCGGACCCGACCAGCCGTAAGTCGCAAGTTCCGGGCCGTGAGCACTTGTCGCAGTGGCTGGATGTGACGGCGTTGATGCGGCGGTACCCGGGCAGTGAGGGTCTGGCTGTTCTCGCGGGGACGGTTGTCGCGGAGATCCTGCGCTGGATCGATGATGTGGAAGCGCTGTTGGACGAGGTCAAGCCGTGTCCGGGTCGTCTCGGGGACAAGTACGCGGTGGTGCTGGCGGGTGCTTGTTTCATTGATCATCTGCTGGGTGACCCCAAGGCGTGGATCAAAAAGGGCGGAACCTATCAGCAGGTCATGTCCTGGGTGAAAGAGGACATGAAGTTCGCCAACTCGTGGGACAACGCCCTGACCACGGAGGTTCTCCCCTGGGCGCTGCACGAATACGGCGACTGGTCCGCGCAGGGCATGAACTCTTTCGAACCGATCAAGATCAGCGGCAAGACGTTCGTGACGGCGCCTGCCTTCTACCGGCAGGAAGGAATGCACGGGGACGGGGTTTTCATTCACCCTCGCACGCTTGCTGACGCCTGGGGGGCGTTCAAGGGCCACAAGGCGGAAGACCGCGTGCACTCGGCTGCCGCGTTCGTCGCACAGGCCCGGGTCGCCGGGTTCGAAGAGAAAGTGATCAAGATCAACGGCAAGGCCGTACGGGGCTGGATGCTCCTCGGGGACAAGGTGGAGATCCTGCGCGAACGCGCCAGCTGATCGGTAGAACGCAAAGAGCCCCCGGATCGACGGATCCGGGGGCTCTTTGCGTGTCTTGCTGTCAGGCGGCCTAGCCCTTCGCCCGACGCTTCTGCTCAGCGGCCAGCTTCTCCCGGAGGATCACCTTCTTGCCCTCCCGGACCAGAGCAGCCTCACGGGCCGCCAGCTCGTCCTGCGCTTCCTGCGGAACATCGAAGGGGCCGGTAACCCACTCGATGTCCCCTTCCTCCAGCTGGAACCGCTTGGGCCTGGGGGCTGTGTCCTCGGCCATGTTGCATCATCCTCCATCTACAGTGTGCGGGCGGACCCGGTTAGACGACAACCTCGACGACGAGCCTGCGGGCACCCGTCGGGGAGGCCCCCGGCTCGCTCCAGGAGTCGGACACCACCCGGTAGTGCGTGTTCCTGGGTAGCAGCAGCTCCATCTCGGAGGAGTGGGCGGAGCCCACCGTGTGGTTCAGGTCCAACACCTTCGCACCCGTGGGAATGCGGATCTCCATGTGCACGTGACCGCTCCAGTTGCCCGGCGCCTTCGACGTGGATCCGTAGCCTGGGTCATTGAATACGGCACCCGGCGCCAGCGGCGGCGGTGGCACCGGGAAGGGGCCGCTGCTGCCCATCTGGCGCACAGTCACGATCGGCGACGCAATCCCGGGGGACTTTTCGAAGATCGAGTCCGCGTGAGCGATCACGTTGTCCCACTTGCCGCCCGTGGGGCCGATCGGAGCGATGCCCTTCTTCGAGTGGCCACGCAACTGCTCGTTGATCGGTCCGTAACTGCTCGTGGAGTACATGTACGCGCCCGTCCCGGGACCCTTGTCCGCGTCATCCGGCTTCCAGTCGCCGTTAGCACTCTGGCTCAGGGGCACCATCCGGTAGCCCGCCTCGTAGGAGGACGGGAAAGCCTTCTTGGTGTTCGCGGCGATGACCTCCGGGTCGGTACTCGCGTACTTGTCGCTGCTGTAGACCGGGTTGCTCGGCGTGAAGCCGGGGTTCCCGCTCTTCTTGACCGACTGCTTCGGTCCCCCGGCCTGCGGGTTCTTCACAGAACCTAGCTCGGGAACCTGTCCCGGCAGCAGAACCTTCGACGGGTCGAACGGCCCCGATGAGTGCTTCGACAGCCAGGCCGCCTGCGCCTTCGCGTACTCCGCCTTGTCGGCCGCTGTCGCGTTCGGGCCGTGCGCCTGGTTGTACAGCTTCTTCAGCAGCTGAGCGTTGTCATACTTGTTGTTCGTCAGCCCGGGGAACGTGATGTGCTGCGCGGCGGCAGCATCCGGGGACAAGCCCTTGAGAAACGTCTTCGGCTTGTATTCGGCTGCGTTGATCTCCGCAGTACTCGCACCCGCAGCCTTAGCCGCGTCCTTGAGATCTACGTCCTTGTCGTAGTCCCAGTGGTCACCGTTCTCCGGCAGGTTGTGCTCCGCGAGAGCCTTCAGCGCGGCGGTCTTCGCAGACCCCGCAGGGGCCGCCACGGCGGGCGCAGTTGCGGACGGCGCCGTGGGAGCCGCCTTGTCCAGCTCCGCCTGCGCGTCCTTGTTCCACTGCTTGGCGACGAGACCCTGCTTGAACTTGGCAAGCTCCTCCGGGTTGGCGGTCTTCCAGTCGTTGAACTTCTCCTGGGTGAAGTGGTCTCCGCCGTAGTTCTTCGCCATCCACTCGGCCGCCAGCTTGGCTTCCTTCTGCGTCTTGAACTTGCTGCCCATCGCCAGTCCGTCAGCCGAGGCGACCGACCAGCCGGTGCCACCGACCTTCTTGTGGACGACCAGACCCTTCGGGCCTTCAACGACCTGCACCTCCTTGAGATCGTCGCCGCCGCTGGTCTTGAGGCCCTTGCTGCCCTTGGTCCACTTGGCCTTCGGCTTGAACGGGTCCGCCTTCGGCTTCGCCGGGGTTGCGGAAGCCGCCGGGGAGGCGGTGCCTGCCGGAGTTATCCCCTTCAGGTACTCCCCCGGCGAGTTGAACGCCTTATGAGTCTCTTCGACGGAGGCTCCGGCAGCCTTCGCGGCCTTCTTCAACTCCTGGTGCTTCTCCGAGGTCCACTGGTCGTCCGGTAGCTTCGAGTGCTCCGCGAGAGCCTTCAAAGCAGTGTCCTTGGGCGAGGTGCTGGGCGCCGCCGGGGCGGGTGCCGCAGCGGGAAGGTTCTTCAGGAACGAGCCCGCTGAGTACTGGGCGTCCTTCATCTCGTCGGGACTCGCACCCGCAGCCTTAGCCGCGTCCTTGAGATCCTGATAGGTCTTCAGCGACCAGTTGTCCGGGGGGTTCTCCGCGTACTCGGCAACCGCCTTCAACGCCTCCAGCTTCGGGGACAGACCAGGCGCCGCGCCAGAAGGTGCAGCCTTTCCGGGCCCCTTCAGGAAGTCGTCGGGGTGCCCGGCGGCCTGCTTGATCTCGTCCACAGAGGCACCGGCAGCCAGGGCCGCCTTTTCCAGCTGGCCCCCAACGGCCATGTCCCCGCCAGCCTGCTCGTGCTCGGCCAGCTTCTTCAACGCCACGTCCTTCGCGGACATGCCAGCCGTGCTCGCAGCCTTCTCCGCCTTGGCTTCCTGCATCACGTTGTGGATCTCGTCGAGAGACGCACCCGCAGCCTTGGCCTTGGAGATCGCCCCGCTCTTCAAGACATCACCCTGGGCCGTGTGCTCGGCCACCTTCTTGAGGGCATCGTCCTTGCTGAGCGCACCCGGAGTCCCGGCCTTCGCGGATTCGGGGAGCCCGTTGTAGAGCTTCTCGAAGTCCTTCCCGATGGTGTTCTTGTGCTTGGCGATGTCGTCGAGGAAGCCCTCCACGGTGGAGTGTCCGCCGGGGTTGTGGCCGTTGTTCAATGCCTGGACGGCGTACGGCTTGAACAGGGTCTTGAACTGCTCGTCCGGCATGTCCTGGACAGCCTTGATCGTGTGGGCGAAAGCGTTGTCCCCGTTCGGGTCCGGGATCTGGATCTTGCCCGCTTTGGCGGCGTTCCACAGCTTCGGGTACACCGGCACGTCCGGCGGGTTCGGCGTGTAGGTCGTCGTCGGGTCGCCCTTGCTGTAGCCACCCACGCCCTTGCCTACGCCGAACTTGAACGCCTGACCCTGGTCAACCTGCTGCAACCCCCGAGAGGTCTGAAGCCACTGCCCGGAGTGCGAGTCCTGGTTACCCGTGGCGTAGTCCAGCACTTGGTACTGGAGCATCTTGGTGATGTCGTCCGGGGAGAGCTTTTCCGGGTTGAACTGGCCGTCAGGGAAGGCGTCCGTTGATCCCTGGATCATCTCCTGGAGGTGACCCTTCTTGTACTTGACGAACACGGGAGTGGCGAGACCCACCTTGCGGTGCAGTGATGCCACCGCAGGGTCCAGCACCCGCGAGTAGCCCTGGGGATCTTCCTTGTTCAGCCACTCGTTCCCGGCTTCGTCCTTCATCACCTCGTTGCTGTGGGAACCAAGGTGCTTGCCGGTGCCCTTCAGCGCGCCGACCGGCTTGAGGGGGGTCCCTGACGCCTTCGGTTCTGTAGCGACCGGCGGCTTGGGGATCCCGGCGGCCTTGGTGGCAGCGTCCGCATCGGCCTGAGACTTTTTGGCGTCAGCCAGGTGAAGCTTCTCGTAGTCCGCGTGCTTCTTGGCCAGCCCGGTCTTCCCCGCATCACTGGCAGCCTTCGCGGCGTGGGCGTGGGCGTCCGCAGCCTCCAGATGGGCCGCCGTCTTGTCCTTGGCGTGGAACAGCGCATCGGTCGCAGCAAATGCCTTGGAAGACAGCGCCGTTGCCTTGCCCGCCTTCGCCGCCAGCTGCTGATCGGCGGTCGCCTTGGCGTCCGCGTCTTCCTTCATCTTCTTGATCGCGGTAGCGTGGACCATCCCCTGGTTCTTGTGGAACTCCTGGATGCCCGGTCCGTGATCCGCCTTCTTGGCTGCGATCGCCGCCGTGATGTGGGCGTCCAGGGCCTCGTTGTGGGCCTCCACCGTGTTGGCGGCTTGGGCTGCCTCAGACAGCTCCTTGGCCTTGTCCGTGGCGTCGTAAGCAGCCTGGTTCAGCTTGGCCTGGTTCTTCTGCGCTTCGATCTTGGCCGCGTGCTCCGCTTCGGCCTTGGCCTTGTGTTCCGCAACCCCCTGCTCCAGATCCTTCTGGAAGTCCTGGGACTGGTGCATCTTCATTGTGGCCAGGTGGTTGGTCGGCAGGTCGTGCTTGCCGCCATGCTGTAACGCCGCCCCGGCGGCCTTTACGGCGGCACCGAAGGCGTCGGCCTTGGCCTGCATCTCCTCCGGCGTGCCCTCCGGCATGTCGTACGCCGCGTTGTACGCCTGGGACGCCTCGGCGGTCAGCTTGTCGTTCTCCGCCTGCTTGGCCTTCTTTTCCTCCGCAGCCTTCATGGCGGCGTGGATCTTCCCAGCGTGGTTCAGGTGCGCCACCGCGTTCTCGTGGTGGTCCTGAGCGGCATCGTGCTGGCCCGCCGCCAGCGCGGCGGCCTTGGCCGCCATGTATGCCTTGGATGCGTCCTTGTGGGCCTTCACAGCGTCAGGAGTCGCCCCCATCGCACCCGCATCCACGGACGCCTTGTCGGCCGCCGTGGTGGCCTCCTTGTGTTCGGCCTGCAACGCGTCCTGCTCGGCCTTCTTCTGCTTCAAGTTGGCCGCGGCAGCGTTGTGGGCCATCTTCTGCGTCAGGTGATGCTGAGCCTTCTCCTGGTTGCCGATGCTGCTGTGCAGACTGTGCGCCTGCTGGTGAGCATCCCCCGCCTGCTTGTGGGCCGCGATCTGCGAGACCAGGGAATCGCCCTCTTCCTCCGCGAAACCGGCGCTCTTCGTGGCCTTCCCCGCCGACTCCGACTGCGCGTCAGCGGCTTGCTCCAGCTTGTTGTGCAGCGCCTGCTGGCTGTTGGAGATGTTCGTGTGCTTGTCGACGGCCTTGCCGTGAGTGTCGGAACTGTAGTGGTTTCCCGCCACCTTGTTGGCCGCCTGAGCCGCCTTGTGGGCTTCCGCAGCTTCGGCGTGCGCGGCGGCCTTCTCCTTCGGGGACCCCTGCGAACCTTTCGCCGTGGTGGAAAGGTTGTGGGCCTTGGCGCTGAGACCCTCCGCCAGGGCCTTGCGCTTCTCCAGCTTCGCGGCGGCCTCCGACTTCGCGGCCTGTTCCATCTGGGTGGCCTTGGAGGCGTGGATAGCGCTGTGCGCGCTGTGGGTGAGGACGCCGGACTTGTGGGTCGGTCCCTCGCCAGCCGACTGGAAGGCCTTCGCCGCGTTCTGGTGGGCTTCCGCCGCCACCTTGTGAGCTGCCGCCTGTACGGCCTTGGGGTGACCGTCGGAGGTGACCTTCTCGGCCTGGTTGGAGGCGGCCTCCGCCTTGCCCACGGCCTGCTTGACGGCCTCCTGCTTGACACCGACAGCGGCGGCCCTGCTCTTGACCGCCTTCTCCCAGTCCGCCTTGGACGCGTACCGGTCGGTGGCCTTGAACTGCATCTTGCCGTCGGCGCCCTTGGTGAAGTGCCCCACGGTGTGGCCGCCGGAGAGGTGGCCGTGCGCCTTGGCCAGACCGCCGCCGCTGAGCCCTCGGGAGGGAATCAGGGGGTTGATCAAGATCCATCCGTGCTTGTAACGGAATGCTAACGCTCCGGCGGGGTTCTTGGAAAAGTCCAGCGTATGGGGCTGAACTTCCTTTGCACCGGCCGGTAAACTCGTTACGAACGCTAATTCGTACTCTTGGGTAGTCACTTGCTGCCCTTCCTGCGGCCAGCGCGCCGCTTCATCAGAACCTTCTTCGCGGCATCCGCCAGCTGACGCTTGGGCGCCTTCGAGAGCAGGCTGTTCACCGTCATCCGGGCACCGTCCTGCGAGGAGACCGTGGGTACCGTGACCATCCCGCCGACCTCGGCTGACACCCCCAGATCCACCGGCTGGGACAGCTTCACGTCGTTCCGCAACTGGTCCAGCGTCGACGCCTGCTGCGCGTTGTAGCGGTCCAGAAGCTTCTGCTGGGTCGGCGTCAGGGGACGACCGGCCTTCTTGTCCGCCAGAGCCTGCTTGGTCGCAGCAGTGACCAGCTTCTGACGGGCCTTCACCTTGGCCGTCTCCGCCTTGGCCGCAGCAGTAGTCTTCCGCTTCGCCTCAGTGGCGGCCTGCTTCTTGAGACGCTCCTTGGCCTTGGTCCGCCGCTTCGCCTCAGCCGCAGCCCGCCTCTTGGCCGCAGCCGCCTTCGTCTTGGCCTTCGCAGCCTCCGACTTCGCCTTCGCAGCGGCTTTCTTGCCGTCTTTCTCAGCCTTGTTCTTGTACGCCTGCCGGATCGCGTCCTTGGTGGCCGCATCGTGGCCCGCCATGTCCTTGATCTCCGAGGCCGACTTGTCCTTCTGCGACGGGCCGACCGGCGTGCCGTTCTTGTCGACAGGCACCCAGTTGTGCTTCCACCCGACAGCACCGGGCGGCAGCTGGTGCTTGCCCTTCTGCTCGGCAGGCTTCTTCTTGTCCTTGGTGACCTTCTTCTGCGCGGGTTCCGCAGGGGGCAGCGCCAGCTCTACCACCTTGGAGCCGTCCAGGACGCCCCGCAGGAGAGTCATCGGCTGAGACAGACTCACGCCCTTGTTCGGGGTGGTCTTGGCCTTAGCCTTCGCGGCTTCCCAGGCGGCTAGGGCAGCTGCGGATGCGGTGCGGACCTCGGGCTTGACGTTGCCCTGGCCAGACGCCCAGTTCTTGACGGTGCCCAGGGCAACCTGAATCGCCTTGGACTTGTCCATCCCCCGCTTCTCCATAAGGCTGTGGGCGATGTTCTGCACATAAGGCGGCAGGCTCAAGGATTTGTCCTTGAAGAGCCCGGGGCCGCCCGGCTTCCCTAACGGGTGCGGGGTGGTTGCTAACGCCCCGGTCTCTGCACTCATGTCATGCGCTCCAGTAAGTTGTGGGGCTTAGTGGAACGCGGCGAGCTTGATGGTGTTGACGGACGCCGTGGCCTTGACCGTGTCGCCGGTAACGACGTAGGGGAAGTCGCTCGGGTCGAGCAGGTAGGTGGTGCTCGCGGCGAGGGTGTACACCTTGTCCGGGACGACCAGGCCGGTCGGGAGGATGGCGTTGGACTTGATGGCCACGGTGCCTCCGGCGGTGCCTCCGTCGAGGAAGAGCCAGGTGTTTCCGTCGTTGGAGAACGTGTTACCGGCGACGTCTGCCGGAACGGCTGCAAGGGTGGACAGGCCTCCATTGGAGGCGGAAATGACGGTTAATGCGGTAGCCATGGTTTGGTCTCCTCGCGCGAGTGTTTTCAGCTGGCATGCCAGATACCAAACTACCTGTTTATCCGTCAATCTGGGAGGCTAGCACCCATTTCAGGATAGGTGCGCGGGCAGTTCTGTCACCACGGGTTTTCCTGGCCAGGCAGGTGCGGGGAAACAGCGGCAATTCGGGTGCCGGGATCCGGGGTGCAGGCCTTCGGGCGGGCTGTCCGCTGAATAGTTTTTCCCGATGAGCCAGCGGCAGTCGGGTGTGGTGCGGTCGTCGAGGAGGCCTCCCCAGCCGAGGATCTTGCTGTGGGTGGCGGCGGTCATCTTGATGGAGGCTTTGGCGGCGGCTGTCCGGCGTGTGGAGGCCTGTACGTGGGCGGAGAACAGCTGCTTTTCCCGCTGGATCCCGGCGGCGAGGTCGGTGGCGGTGGCGAGCCGCTGGACGGCATTGATGAGGTAGGCGGCCCGGTACAGCCTGTTTTTCTTCTTGATCTCGGCTAAAGGATTCGATCCGGTAACGGTCGGCATTTTGCCGGGTTTGTACTTGATAGCGGCAAGGGCGGCGAGTACGAGCTTTTTCGGTGTTTTCACCGCAACGGAAATAGCCTGTACTGCTGCGAGGAGAGGGGGACCAGCCGCTAGCACAGCGGCTACCGCAGCAATTTCAGCCCCGCTCATTAAAGAGTCCTTTTGGGCCTTTTGCTGAGCTTGCTCCGACATGTTTCCTCCCCTTACTATTCCTTTCGGGTGGTTGGGTGATCGAGCCCCCACCGGTTGAGTTCCGACTCCCGGTGGGGGCTTGGTTTTTTACTTGCCCTTCCCGGCACCCTGACTGCCGGAAGCACCCTTTGCCGCAGCAGCCTTCTGCTGGACCATCTGCGCGGCCTTATTGATCTTCGCCCCGGTCTTCGCCAGCGCCGCCTTGCCCTGCGTGTTCGCCATACCCCTGGCCACACCCGCCTGAGGCCCGCCCTGAGCCGCCATCTGCTTCTGAGCGTCCAGACCCACCTTCTTGGTCTGGAGTTCCAGATCCATCCGCTGGTCGATGCGCTCTTCGAGCTGGGAGAACTCCTTGTTGACTTCCTCCATGGGCATGTCCAGATAGGTGCCCATCATCTTGGTCAGCTCGGTCATGAACGCCTGTGGCACCCGCAACTCGGTGGGGGTCGTGCCGAAGCCCAGCAGGAGGGCCTTCACAGTCTCCAGGTCGCCCTCCGACAGCGGCCCGAACTCGAAGTTCGGGCAGACACCATTCGGCCCGAAGTTGTACATGACCAGGTCCGCGATCACGTAGTTCGTGATGGACTCGGCCAGCTCCTTCGCGGTGCCGGTGAGCGACTGGAGAAAGAAGTCGGATTGGTCTTTGGACAGGGCGTACGAGCCGCCGGGACTGTCGGGGAGGTTGGTGAACCCGGCGAGCACGGAGGCGGCCATCTGGTTGTCCAGGTAGTCGATGAACTCCTTGAAGAGCCCGGCCGCAGCCGTACCCAGCTCCAGGGTTTCGACCTTCACCTCAGACGACGTCCCCAGGACGCCGCCGTTCTTCACATACCGCAGGGCCTTCGCGTACTGCTTCGCGCGGGTCTCGTCCTCCGCCTGAACGATGTACCTCCCCGTGGCGTTCGCCTCAAGGAACGTCGCCCACAGGAACAGCACCTTCTGCTTCTTGTCGTGCAGCCAGTAGATCAACTCCATGTCGGAGTGGCCGCGCGCCGCGTTGATGTGCTGGTTGTTGAGGTGGACCCACGAGTACTGGGCAGGGATGTCGATCCAGATGTTCGGCCACACCTCGCCGCCCACGGACACCGGGCGCTGCCGGAAACCCCTGAACGCCCCCGTCTTGGGGTCACGGGCAATGGCCGTGGTCGGGGAGGGACGGAACGCCAGCCGGTCGTAGACGATCTTCCCGTCCCGTTCCGTGAAAACCTTCTCGAAGCACGCCTTGCGGTAGGTGCGGGCAGACAGAGCCTGCGCAATGAGCAGGCGCATAGGCGTCTTCATGCCGCCCTGGTTCGCGGGCTTGGTCAGAGCGTCCTGAATGAAGGCGGCCTCTCCCGAGTCGCCCGAACCAGGGATGATCTTCCACGGGGCGGACCTGATTGGCAGGGTAAGAACCGACTGGATGGTGCGGGCCTTGCCGTCTCGGCCCAGCATCTCGTCGAAGGACAGAGACTCGAATTCGTTCTCATCCAGGAGAATGCGTCCGGGGACACCGGACCAGGATGCGGCCCAGGAGTCCGAGGTGGTGTAGAGGCTGCCTTCCTCCGCCTCCAGAGCAACTTCCGGAGCCCCCTTGGCCGTAGGGGTGAGCGGTGTGCCCGGGTACTCCGGGACATAGTTGGAAGGCGAGATTTCTCCCGCGTCTGGCAGAGCTGTTCTGCCTAAATCATCCGGCACGGTACTCCCCTACTCTGCGCATCCCGTCAGCTTATGCTAACATTCAGCATTTTTGCCCTACCAGCCTGAGAGTTCCATATCCGATTCGGTATCCCAGGTTTCCACCACGGCCTCCGCAGCCGGGTCGTTGTTGTACGGATACTTTTCTTCGGACGCTTTCCATTCGTGGTCCTTGGGCTGTTCCACAGGCGTGGGGCCGTACGTCATCCAATAGGCGTGGATGATGGCGTCAGCCCGGTCGGTGGACCTGCCGAGCCGGGTCTTGATGTCCTCTTTCTTTTCGATCTTGTACTTCGGGGTGCCTGGCTGTGTGTCGAACTTCGGGCACGTCAGCTCTGCCAGCAGTTTGTCGTCCCGGGGAAACGCGATCGTCGCGCCGCCCCTGCGGGCAGGGTTCAACAGCTCCCGCAGATTCCACCAGGCCGCCGCACGGTCGTTGATGAACGACATCTTGCCGGTGGTGTCCTTGCGGCCGGAGTTGGCTGCCGCGATGAACGCATACGTGTCCTGACTGTCCCGGCGCAGCTTGGCCACCACACCCGAACCCACACCGATGCCGTCCACGATGTACTTGGCATTCGTCGGGGCACCGTGCAGGGCCGCGATCTGCTGGAGGTCGTCCGCCGTGGTCAACGGATCCTTGGAGGGGAACGCCCGCATCTCGCGGACCACATCACCCTGCCGGATCGCGGCGACCGTCTCGTCCTCACCGCCGTCGGAGATATCCGCACCGATGACGATCTCACCAGGCTGCTGGGCACGGGGTTCGACCAGGCAGACAGGCTCGTCGGTGTCCGGGTCGATGATGTACGTACCGTCCCGCCACTGCTCCCACCGGGCCATAGCCGCTTCCGCCCAGGCCAGCGGAATAACGCCCTCAGATGATGTTTCCGGGAACACAGCACGTACCTTGGACCGGAACAGGGAAGATTCCTTGCCCCAGCCGATCATCGATTCGTACACCCAGGTCGGGCCGACCAGCGTCTTCTGGAGGGTCGGGGAGACTTCCTCGGTGGAGAACGGGATGCCCTCTTCCTGCATGTACTCGACGAGTTTCGGGTAGCGGGAGCAGGCTTCCTCGGTCATCAGCGGGGACCGCAGGGCGTCGATGCGGATCTTGTTCCACTTCTCGCCGAGCGGGTTCTCCGGTGAGCACACCTGCCGGAAGTGGCTGCCGGGGTCGGTCGGGTTCCCGATGGCCAGCACCCGTGACGCCTCGTTGGTGACGAGAGAGTCCACGGCGTCCCAGATGGACCGGTCGACACCGCAGGCTTCGTCGATAACGACGAGGATCTGCTCAGCGTGGAACCCCTGGAAGGCGGAGTCTTCCTTGTCCGGCGGCTTCTGGCCGATGCCGACTAACTCGCCGTTGATTTTCCAGGACGGTATCGGGGAAGACAGTATCTGGCCTGGTAGTGAAAACCCGCGTTCCTTGGCCAGGTTGTGGGCGCGTTGGATGTAGCGCCAGAGGATGGAAGCCACCTGCCGGGCTGTGGGTGCCGTGGTGACCAGGAAGACCTGGTCCATGGGGATGGTGGCAATCCACCAAGCGGACAAACGGGACGCGAGGTGCGATTTGCCTGCGGCGTGACAGGACTGGACGGCTGTGAATCGGTGGTCCCGAACGCTCTCGCAGATCTCCCGCTGCATGGACCACATGTCTTCACCGAGAACATCGTTGACCCAGTTGGCCGCGTTCCGGTGAGAGTCCTTTTTCGCTTGTAACTCATACAGCGTGGCTAATCGGTCGGCCCATGCGTTCTGCGCCACGCCATCCTCTTTCTTCCATTCCCTATGCCGGTGTGATCATTGTACGGAAAAGTCAAGAGATAGCCGAGGGCCAGACACGACGGAACCCCCGGAGGCGACCACCGGGGGTTCCGTCAACAATGCGTTGGTTGGGTGATCCTCTTCACATTAAGGCGTCCAATTGCCGCCCAACCCCCCAGAGCTACAGCCCTGAAGTTTCG